CAACGATAAAGCGTACTTTTTTCAGCGTGGGTATGATCCTTTGGTGTACGATAATGCTAACGGTTTAAGGACGTTTACCGTTGCAAATGGCGGCGCTACTAACGCTACGTTTAAGGCGCACGAGGCTATTGCTGCCTTTGGCAGGCTGTTTATTGTAGGTAACGCAACTGACCACAACACCATTTATTTTTCTGATCTGCTAAATGGCAATGCCTTTACTGGTGGCTCTAGCGGGTCTATTGATGTGTCTAAGGTCTGGCCTAACGGCTATGACAAGGTTGTTGCATTAGCAGCTCACAACGGCTTTTTAGTTGTATTTGGCGAAAACAACACGATTATATATAGCGGGGCTGACAGCCCAGCCTCTATGTCTTTGCATGACACCATTCCCGGTGTTGGCTGTGTTGATCGGAAAAGCGTACAGAATATCGGTACTGACCTACTATTTTTGACTCAAACAGGATTACGAGGTCTTGGTAGGACTATTCAAGAAAAGTCTTTACCTATTACAGACTTAAGCCGAAACATTAAGCAAGAAATCATTGCGAATGTTTTGTCTAAAACAGAACCCCTTAGCTCTGTATACAGCCCTGAGAATTACTTTTATTTATTATGCTTTCCAAGTCTTAACCTTGTTTATTGCTTTGACGTTCGAGGCCTTTTAGATAATGGCTCGTACCGTGTAACTCGCTGGCCTAGTGTGGACTTTAAGAGCTTTGCGCGAGATAGAAACGGTGACATTTATATAGGAACGACCGCTGGGTTGGGTAAATACACCGGCTTTCTTGATAACGGCGCTGTTTATAGATTCCGATACTTCAGCCCCGGTTTGTCGTTTGGTGATTCATCCAAGATCAAGATGCTTAAAAAGATTCGCCCAACACTAATTGGCGGCAACAATGCTGATATTTTCCTTAAGTGGTCTTATGACTTTGAGACTGCAACAAACACCAGCACGTTCAGGACTAGCAGCTCAACGCCGGGATTTTTTGGTGAGTCAGAATTTAATGTTGCCGAATATTCAGAAG